ACTCACAAGCATTAAAGAAATTGAACTTGATGATCAAAGAAAATAATTCAGTTATTGGTAATGATGAACAAGTTTCTTTATTTGGAGAACAAAAAAAATTCGTTCTGAAAAGTCCTCAACCAGCTCCAGAAGCTCCAGAAGCTCCGGTAGCACCTGAAGAACCTATGGCTCCAACTCTACCTGAACCAGAACTCCCAGCGGCTGAGGAAACTCCTGCACCTGAGGAAACTCCTGCACCTGAGGAAACTCCTGTTGAAGACGTACCAACAGGTGAAAATATGGAAGTGGAGGCAGGTTCCGAAACAATGGACTCTGAGCCTGTTTCATTTAAAGTAATTCAAAAACTAACAGGAAAACTTACTCAAAAAATAAGACAATTCTCATCAGAAAATGAAATGTCTTCCGAAAATATCAAATATGTAATCAACATGGTTCTTTCTTCTGTGGATCTAGCTAGTTTATCTACCGAGGATAAAGATGAAATTGTTAATAAGTTTGAATCTGATGAGGCTGACGCTGTTATTGACGGTGGAGATGATAAAGACGGTACAGATATCACTGATGATACTGAGGTTGAAGACATTCAAAACTATATGGATATTGAGAACGACGCTGATATGGTTGACGCAGGAGCACAACCCGAGGGATTCGGTAAGATTGAGGCGGGAGAACAAATTCAAGCTGCAATTGGACCGGCAATTGAAAGATTAGCTATGTCGTTTGTGGCGGATAAAGCGGCAGACAAAATTTCTGATATGTTCACAAGTGAGGAAGAAATTGAGGAGGAGGAAGGAGGAAAGATGGAAATGAGTTTAATGGATCATTTATTTTCAGAATCTAAGGTTGACAAAGTTCTTTCAAAATATTTTGAAGTCAAAGATTCTGAAAAAAGAATGGTACAGGAAAAATTAGCAACAAAAAAAATTCAAAAAAAACACGTTGTTGAAAAGAATATGAGTTCAGTAAGAAAACTAGCTGAGTCAATTGAACAAGAGCTTGCTTCTGAAAAATTTTTAGAAGAAAACTTTGGATTCTCTTTAGTTGGTAAAACTAATAAGAAAAATTTAGTTTTTGAAAAGAACAATAAACAAACTAAAATTTCACCTGAAGGCTTGGTTTTATGAGCTATCTAATCTACGTTAATGGACTTGGTCCTAACTTTAGAGGTGATAATTTGTATGAGTTCATATTCTCGGACGAGAAAGATGTTTGGGGTGAAAATTGGGATAGTAAACCATCAAATGGTTACCCTCAACCACCCGATTTGAAATATGTGAAAAAAATTGGAGTTCTGAAAAATACCGATATAAAGTTGGATTTAATTCAGAACTCTGATTATTTCAGTATGATAGATGCGGTAGACGGAGTTATTGCATTAGCCTGGGAAAACGATGAAATTGAAAATAGGATGGTATTCAGATTTGGACAAAGTGAGGATGAGATTACTGACATTTTATATTCAAAAGATTTGATTCTCAAGATTGAAAAAAAGGAATCTTATGAAAATTAATAAAAAAGCCTTGGATCTTGTTGAAGTAGGATTGAAACCTGACACAGTGGCAAAAATGTCAGAATCTCAAATAAACATTCTTCATTCGAAAATGATATCCGAACAAGTCACATCCGAACAAGTCACAGAGGTTCCTGGTAAAACAACTTACAAAGTTGGACCACAAGGTGGAAAGATTGGAAATATGACTCTCTCGTTAGACCCTAACAAAAAAGAAGTAATGGTCACCACTGAAATAGAAATGACAGAACAACCTGACACTGATATATCCACAATGGATAAAACGGCAGGTGGAACAACACAAGATCCTGTACAAGTACAAGGACCGGATGGTATGGGTGATTTAGGTGATAAGCAAATTGATAAGGAAAAAGAAATCTCTGAGAAAAAAGAAAATAAGTCTAATCCATATGCAATATGTCATGCACAACTTGGACCAAAAAAGACAAAAAAATTTGAAAGATGTGTTAAACAGGTAAAAAAATCCATACAAGAGGGGAATAATCCTTTATCTTTATTCATTGAAGCAAAGATCATGGAATTAGTATCAAAACACATACCTCCAAGAATGACAAAGGGTGAATTGATGAAACACTTGGTTGAAGATGGACCTGCGGTGGCGCCTTCAAAACCTGAGACAAGACCTACAACAAAACCAAAACCTGGTACAAAACCAAAAAAGCCGAGTCACCCACTCAAAAACCCTAATCCTGGAGAAAAACCCGCTCCCAAGGCCGAGTACGAAAAAGCTAAATCAGAAGTATTAAACTTAATAAAGAACATACTAGATAAATAATCATGGCAAAGAAACTGATAGAACAGTTAAATTACGGTGATAGACCTGAAAGAATGGACCCTGCATTGGAAAGAAAGTTAGCGGACCCACAAGGGTTATTCGCTCAAAATCCTGCTATGAGAAAAGGGACCAAAGACGTTCAAAGACTTGTAAGTTCAAGATTCATCAAAGTGGCAGATAAATTAAAATCTGTACCAGGTCTTAGGAATCTTAGTCCAAGAGTAGTACAGGCTTTCTACATGCAAATGATGAACAGTGTTCCAAGAATCATGCAAATTGAAGCGGCTAACCGTGATGCCCTGATTGAGTTAGCCAAGAAAGCTTCTATGGAGGAAACGGAAATTCCTGAAGATTGGGTTAAGATAGATGCTCAATTAGGTACGCCCATAGACACATCAAACTTTAGATACGAACCTGAAGATGAAGAAGATGAAGAAGAAGAAAAAGAAAAACCAAAGTTTCAATCTTTTGATATTGAAGATCTAACGGATACCGAACAATTAGAGTTGGAAAAACACAAGAGAAACATCATCAATGCTATAATTCAAGGATCTGCAAAAAAGGGACATTATATTTTCCAAAAACCCTCAGTTAAAAGAGCCCTAGATCGCATCAACCCACAATTGTTTTCACTCTACTTGGCAATCATGGCGGTAAACGATTTCATGTATTTTACCTCAGAGAGTATGATTGAAATGATGAGCCAAACAGGAACTGGTGTTGCTGGAAAAGTTGAATTAGATCCCGATGATGAGGATGGCGGTGAGGAAGGTGAAGAAGATGATGGAGAATCTCAAATTGATACCGTAATTAAAGCACAAGGATTGATATTCCCAATTTTATGCCATGAAATCATAAAAGGTATCGAAGAATCCAAAGGAAGACATGGTTTACCAAAGGAACCTGAAATGCGTACAAAGGTACAACAACAAGTTGATACCTTAGCAAATGAACCAATGCAACTTCGAATTGGGCCAGAAATTGTAGAAAAAATTCGTTTTTCACTTCCCGATGAAATGTTTGATGAATCTAATAAAGGATTAATAAATTGGTTCCACATCTTGTTATACCAAATCGAAGCAAGAGAATTTTTGGAAATAATCGGTGACGCAATATCACAGGACAAATCCAAAAACCAAAAAGCTACCGCTAAGTTCGAAAAAATCATGAAAGAGGCTCAGGACATGAAATCAGAGTTTGAAAATTACAAAGAAGACAATGATATTGAATCTGAGGACGGGGATGATGAAGACGGATTAGACGATTTCTTAGGAAGTTTGGGTATATCGAGACCCAAATAATTTTCAGTGACAAAAGAACAATTAATTATTGAAGTAACGAAGTGTATGAAAAACACTCCGTATGCGATGAGAACCTATCTTCAAACTTTTGACAATACGGTTAAAAAGTTTGTTCCGTTGGATCTTTTTCCTGACCAAATAACTTTGGTTGAAGACTACGATAACTTTAACGAAAATATTGCATTGAAGTATAGGCAAGCGGGTGTATCCACCGTGACCGCAGCTTGGGCCTCAAAAAAGTTAGTTTTTGCGAAAAAAAACAACCCTGAGAAAATCTTGATTATAGCAAACAAACTTGATACTGCTGTTGAGTTTGCTAACAAAGTCAGATCCTTTTCAGAACAATGGCCAGCTTGGGTAGGTGTTGGATTTTCAATAGAAAAAAACTCACAAAGACATTTCAAATTTACAAACAATTGTGAAGTAAAAGCTGTTGCAACTTCAAAAGACGCTCTTCGCGGATATACACCAACAATATTAATATTTGACGAAGCCGCTTATATTGAGGCCGATGATGATTTTTGGGCTGCTTGTATGGCCTCACTTTCAACAGGAGGAAAAGTGATTGTAATTTCCACTCCGAATGGGTATGACCCGATATATTACGAAATTTATGAACAATCAATGAGAAACATGAATACTTTCAAGATTACTGAGTTGTTTTGGTATAAAGATCCAAGGTACAATAGGGATTTACAAATGGTGAAGTGTGAGGATCTTACCGACTATCTATTAAACCGTGAAAATTACAAAAACACAGAAGTTGTTAATTTGGAAGTAGATAATCCGTATGAAAGGAATTATGATATAGTAAAAGATTATATTAAAAAGGGTTATAAACCTTGTTCATCATGGTTTGAGGGAATGGTAAAAAAACTTAAATATGACAAGAGAAAAGTAGCTCAGGAACTTGAGTGTAACTTCCTTGGATCAGGCGACAATGTATTTGATTCCAATCTTTTAACAAAAATAAAAGATAATGATGTGAAAGAACCCGACGGTAAAATGATGGCAGGTAATCTTTGGATATGGAAAGACCCTGAAATGAGTCACCGGTACATCATGGGTGTAGACGTTTCAAGAGGTGACTCAGAGGATTTTTCTTGTATACAAATCATTGATTTTGATGCGAGAGAGCAAGTATTTGAATATGTAGGTAAAACTCCTCCTGACGTTTTAGCAGAAATAGCTTATAAGTGGGGAAAAATGTATAACGCCATGATAGTCACAGATTTGACGGGTGGGATGGGTGTTGCTACAGCAAGAAAACTACAAGAACTAGGATATAAAAATCTCTATGTTGAAGGATTGACAGAGAGAAACAAATACAAGTGGGATCCGAAAAGAGACGAAAAGATACCAGGTATCAACTTCAATGCAAAGAGGGTACAGATAATAGCATCATTGGAGGAAGCGTTGAGGCATGAATTTAAAATAAGGTCAGAGAGACTCCTAAATGAAATGGGTAAATTTATTTATGTAAATGGTAGACCTGACCATCAAAGGGGTCATCATGACGATGCATTAATGTCCATAGCAATGGCAATCTATGTTGGGGATACAGCATTTCAAAATTTACAAAAAGTTGTACAACAAACTAAAATTATGATAGACTCATGGCATACAGAGCGTAGTGAAAACAAAATAAGATCTGATTTTTTTAATCCACATATTCCTGTTTCAAACAACCAAAATCCAAGATATATTAACGAAGCGTCGAGGGAAGACTACAGAAAATACGGGTGGTTATTTGGAGCCAAATAACTATTTATATTATCTATGTAATAAGTAAAATTGTAAAATGGATAATAAGAACCTAACGGTATGGCAACGACTTTCCGCCGCATTTGGACCTAACGCACTCCTTAATCAGGATTACCCGACCTTTCATTTCGACAAAGAAGTTTTGTTAAAAACACAAGACAAGGCTCAATATGAGAAGGAAAAGTTACAAGCACAACAAACTTTCTATTTATCGAATCAATGGGCAAAAATTGAGAATAATTTGTATTCTCAAGCTGTGTATTATGAACCGACTAGATTAGCCTCAGTATACGATTACGAGTCTATGGAGTACACTCCTGAGATATCAGCCGCTTTAGACATATATGCTGAAGAATCTACAACCACCAATGAAGACGGATTTATTCTACAAATTTATTCTGAGTCAAAGAGAATCAAAAGTGTCTTAGCAGATTTATTCAATAACACACTTGATATAAACACCAACTTACCTATGTGGACAAGAAATACATGTAAGTATGGTGATAACTTTGTCTATTTGAAATTAGATCCTGAAAAGGGGGTTGTCGGAGTCCAACAATTACCTAATATTGAGATCGAAAGGGTTGAGGCAGGAATGCACGAAAAAAGAGCTCAATCACTTGAGGATCCTACAGCTCAAAGGGCATTACATTTCAAGTGGAAAAATAAGAACATGGAATTCCAATCATGGGAAATCGCTCACTTCAGATTATTGGGTGATGATCGGAAACTTCCATATGGTACCTCCATGCTGGAAAAAGCAAGAAGAATTTGGAAACAACTTTTACTTTCCGAAGACGCGATGTTAATCTATCGTACATCAAGAGCGCCTGAAAGAAGAATTTTCAAAGTTTTTGTTGGAAATATGAACGACGAAGACGTTGAAGCATATGTACAACGTGTTGCTAATAAATTCAAAAGAGACCAAGTTTTAGATCAGAAGACAGGTAATGTGGATCTCAGATTTAATCAGATGGCTGTAGACCAAGACTACTTTGTACCTGTAAGAGATCCGGCTGCTCCTTCACCTATCGATACTCTACCCGGTGCTGCGAACCTCGCAGAGATAGCCGACATTGAATATATTCAAAAGAAATTATTGACGGCACTTAGAGTTCCGAAAGCCTTTTTAGGATTTGAAGAAGTTGTTGGTGACGGTAAAAACCTTTCATTACAAGATATCCGTTTCGCACGCACAATTAATAGAATTCAAAAGAGTATGTTACAAGAGCTGAATAAGATAGCAATCATACATCTTTTTCTAAACGGATTTGAGGAAGAGATTGCCAATTTCACTTTAGGTTTAACAAATCCATCTACTCAAGCTGATCTTCTGAAAATTGATGTTTGGAAAGAAAAAATTCTTTTGTATAAAGATGCGGTGTCCGATCCTGGTAACGGTATTCAACCCGTATCTTCAACATGGGCTAAAAAACATATTTTGGGGATGTCCGACGATGAAATCAAACTTGACTTACAACAACAAAGAATTGAAAAAGCAGTTGGTGAAGAATTAAAAAATACACCAACAGTAATACAGAAAACAGGAATATTTGACAATATAGATAAATTATATGGATCAACAACTGGATCTACCGACACTGCTGGATCAACCCCAAGTGGTGAGGTATCAGAACCTGCGTTGGGGGCATTACCTTCTGAAACGACACCACCTCCAACTGAAGATGTCGCAGCACCTGAGGTAACAGGACCTGAAGTAGAACCAACAGTACCAGAATCACGATTCGACAATATGAATATTTTGGTCGATTCGGACATGATTAAGGGTAAAACAATTTTGGACTTGAGTCATGGCCAACAATATTTAGGAGAAATTGAAAAAGAGTTAGACGACTTACTAAATTCCTAATATTTATAAAAAAAATTGACCATGACTTTTGGAGAGGTTAAATCCATAATTGAAGAAAGTTTGATTGAATCCTATAAAGATTCTGAAAATTTCAAAGGTGTGATGAAAGAATTCCACACTAATATCTTAACTAATAAGTCTCTATCAAAACTGTACTCTTTGTATGATGATCTGACTTCTCAAAAGTCTTTGTCCGAAAAAGATGCGAGAGAATATATCGAGGAAGGTATATCTCTGATAAGATCTATATTAAAAGGAGCAAAATTACCAAAATCTAGCTCTAAACAAATTCAAAATAAATACAAAGATTTGGATACTTTGGTTTACACAAAAAATTTTGATATCTCTGAAAGAGTCTCAGCAAAAAATAATATAATTTCAAATTTGACCAAATCTCCAAATGTTTCTAAAGAATCAATCAATCTTCCATTAACATCTATGGTTTCAGTAGCCAATCAGACTTTGAAAAGTTACATCGAAACGATGGATGAATCTACCAAAAAAGATTTCTTTAAAATAATCAAATCAAATCAAAATGATTTGGAGAAAGAGTTCACAACCATCAAAGAAAGTGCTATAAACAAACTTCAAACTCTGTTGGAGGGCGAAAATGAGTTTGAACTTAAGACAAAAATTTCAGAAACAATAGATAGATTAAAGAATGAAGAGTTCAATCAGATGAATTTTGTTAGGATTAAATCACTTGAAAAATCAATCTAATTATTGATCATTTTTTCTTTGTAAATCGCCTTAAGTTTTTGTGCTCTTTTTTTGATTGAAGGTTTAACATATTCTTTTTTTTCAAAAAGTTTTTTTTGTTGTTTTGTTTTTATTACCTTGGATTTCAAGTTTTTGAGAGCTTTTTCAATATTATCGTTTCTTCCGATTTCAATAATTAACATACTAACATATATTTCAAAAAGTCAATTTTGACAATTATAACCTTTTTTCATAATATTTTAAAAAACAAATAAACTTTGTATATGAAAAAAAATGAAGAAAGGAAAAACCTCAAAAATTAATAACTTCGAATCCCTCAAAGTAAATTATGGGACAGTAGATTCAAAAAAATTAAAATCAATTTACATAAACATACAATCATGGGTCAATCCCAAAATCGTATCTGATAATTGGAATAGAATTGTATGTAATTTTAGTCGAGAAATCAAACACACAATTTATTACCAACTTGATAGAAAAATTTTCGAGGACAAATTAATTGTAGATTTGGATCTCAGGACCTCGGGAATCGTATTTGGAAAAAAATCATTCCTCAATTTGGAAATTAATCTTTTCACTTTACAACAAATAGATTTCAAATCAAATATTATCAGAGACTCAGTAAAAAAATTAGTATCCTTGATAAATTCAGAAAACTTTAAAAGTAATAATTATTTTGATTTTACACTAACCAAAAACGGAGATATTATAAAATCAAAGTCAGAAGTATATTTATAGAAAAAGTTTTGATGAAACAATATAAAATACTTGGACCACATGAAACAGGAAAAGGAATTTTGATTGAGGATGATGCTGGATATCTATCTCCATTAGATAAGTTGAATGAATCTATTTTGAAAGAAGCTCAAGATAGAGACTACAAAAAACCATTCGAATTTTATGCTGTACTCCAAAAATATAATACAGCTAACAGAAATGGAAGATTTTATCCCGAGACCATACTAAAGAGAGAGGCAGAAAAATATAAAAACACAATCAAAAAAGGACTATCAACTTCTGAATTAAATCACCCTGAGTCTTCGTTAATTGATCTTGACAGAGTATCACACATAATTACTGACATATGGTGGGAAGGTAATATTTTAATGGGTAAATTAAAATTATTAACATCTCCAGGTTTTCATGAGAGTGGCATTGTGTCCACCAAAGGAGATATCGCAGCAAATCTTTTAAGACAAGGAGTCACTATGGGAGTATCATCTCGTGGCGTTGGATCCTTGAAAAAAATAGGGGAGAGGAATGAAGTACAAGATGACTTCGAACTAATATGTTTTGATCTTGTTTCATCACCGTCAACACCAGGAGCATATTTATTCCCGAATGTTGAAGATAGAATGAAATATGAAGAAAATTTAGAGGAGGAGAAAATTACTGAGGTAAAAATTGAAGGAAATAAGTCTATTGATTTAATGAAAAAACTCACCGATTATTTAGATAGATAATTCTAAACCATGAACGAAAAATTTTTTGTTGCAAAAATTACTTATGATTTACCTGATGAAAACACAGGAAAAATTAAAAAAATCAAAGAAGAAAAACTTGTTAAAGGTTTTTCGGTAACCGATGTTGAAGCTAAAGTTACAAATAGATTCGAAGGTTTCTCAAATGAATGGAGGATCACCTCGGTATCTGAAAGTAAAATTGATGAAGTAATTAATTAAAAGTGGTTTGAGACCACTTTTTTTATTTGGTGATATTTATAAAAAAAAATTATGAATATCCTATTAACTTCTCCTATATCAGATTCTCCAAAAAAAGTGATTGAAAACGGTACTATTCAAAATGGTATAAATTTGGCACAATCTCTTGGATTGGCACAATATAATCTAATCAAGTACGAGGTAGAAATAGTGAAAAATGATCCAACCGGTTCAGGTTTTACTGTGGAACTAAATGATTCAGGTTCTTTTAGAAGTCTTATCGTGTTTGATACAACAGAATCTAACGTTTTGAGTTGGGTCAGTTCAAACTATCCTGACGCAACAATACAGAGATTTCAAAAAACTCAAATTGTGTTAGCGTAAAACGAAATTTTTTCAATTAACACACTATTTATAAGTTAAAATAATAACAATTTATTATGCAAGAAAATAAATCAATTGTTGAAGAGGCGTTGATTCAAATGAAAAATGTTGAACAAGCAATCGCCGAGAATGCAAAAGGAATACTTCGTTCTACAATGAAAGAAGAAATCGGGCAATTAGTAAAAGAATCTCTATCGGAGCAAGACGATGAAGATGAGGTTGACTTAGACTCAGAAGTAGATACTGATGATGAAATGGATTCTGATGAAGATGAAATGGATACTGAGGTTGATAATGAAGATGAAATGGACATGGACATTGAGATGGACATGGATATGGATTCTGAAAGTCCTATAGACTTAACAGGAGCATCTGACGAAGAAATTCTTAAAATTTTTAAAGCAATGGGCGAAGAAGATGGAATCATCGTTAAAAAAGATGGTAATGATATTCATATTACTGATAACAATCAGGACGCTGAATACCTTGTTAAATTAGGAGAATCTATGAAAGAAGAAACAGTCGAACAAGATGACATGGAGGAGGACATGGATGTGGATTCTGATGGACCCGACATGAATACTGTAAGTGATGAAAACATTGACATGATCGTTGACAAACTTTTCGATTCCGATCATTCTTTAGAAGAGGATGATAACGAAGACGAAGAAGTTGATGAAATTGTTTATGAGATTAGTCTTGACGAAGATGATGATATTGAGGAAGATGATGATATTGAGGAAGAGGAAGAGATTGAAGAAATCGAAGAGGATACCTATGAAGGAATGCATCATAACATTGAAGAAGAAGACGAAGAAATGCAATTCGACATTGACACAACTGAAGAATCTTACGACCATGAAAAGGTCGGAGTAAAAGAGGCTAAGATGGCCGTAAAACCAGTAGGTAAGGGCATCGGAAAACCTGACTTCAAATATGACGGTGAGACTGAATACAAATCACCAAAGAAAATGAAGCAAGGAACAAAAGGCGTTGGTATGGGTAAACCTAAATTTGAATACAAGAAAGGTGAAAATATGGAGGGAAAATCCAAAGTTGTTAAAGCAGAGACAAAAGAAGGTCAAGGATACAAAGACAAAGAGGATGAAAGGTTATCAATGAAGCATGGTAAAATTGCTTCGAAAAACCTTAAAACCACTAAGGCTCGTAGAGATGATGCTGGTTTCGAAAAAAGAGAAACCAAAGAAGCTGCTAGAACTTACGGGTTTGGATCAGCGGATAATTCGAGAGGTCTAAGAAAAGGTATTACTAATAACAGAAACCTCACATACGAATCCCTTGAAGTAGAAGTGAAACAACTTAGAGAAAAAAATGAAGAGTACAGAAAAGCACTTAACATTTTCAGATCGAAACTAAATGAAGTTGCAATCTTCAATTCAAATTTAGCTTACGCTACTAGATTATTCACAGAACATACTACAACTAAAAAGGAAAAAATTAACATCCTTAGAAGATTTGATAGTGTTGAATCATTGAAAGAATCTAAAAACCTATACAAAACTCTAAAAGATGAGTTGTCACAAACTGAAACAACACCTTCTAAATCTATCAACGAATCAGTTGGTAAAATCGAAAAGGTTGTATCTACTGGGTCAGCAACAAATCTAATAGAAACCAAGACTTACGAAGCACCTCAATTCTTAAGAATTAAGGATCTTATGAATAAGATTGGATAATAAAATATAAAAACAAAAAAAAATAAAAAATGGGAGCATTATTAGAATCAGGTCTCGTTGGTAACATCGGTCTTAAGCACCTTAAAGTTATCAAGGAAGACACTATCAACAAATGGGACAAATTAGGATTCTTAGAGGGTCTTAAAGGTCACCAAAAGGAAAACATCGCTCAGCTTTTCGAAAACCAAGCATCATATTTGATCAATGAAGCAGCTACAACTGACTCATCAGGTTCTTTCGAAACTGTAGTTTTCCCAATCGTTAGAAGAGTTTTCTCTAAACTTTTAGCTAACGATATCGTTTCAGTACAAGCTATGAACCTACCAATTGGTAAGTTGTTCTACTTCGTACCTCACATTCAGAGATATCAGTCTCCGGATGAATTATTACCTACAAATGGTGGTGATCACTATGCACCGTTTGGGGCACCTAACGGACCGTCATCACAAAATGCTGGTTACAACCAATACGATAAAGATCTTTATGATCTTTTCTATGAGGGTAACGAACCAGATTTGGATCCCCCAGGTCTATTCGATTATTCCAAAGGTACATTTTCGGCAGAGACCATTACAGCTTCTACGCAAGTATGGAATTCTGCAGGAAGTGCTCTAATCCAATCAGGATACGTTGCAGGTACTTACAGAAAAGTAATCATGGCACTCTCAGGTTTCAACAGTGCAGGTCAAGGTCAATTGATCGGACCAGACGGTAACGAACAAGATACTGAAGCTTTCTTATCTTCTTTACAAGTTCTTCCAATCACTAATGCAACCGCTAATGGATTCTCAGGTGTTAACTCACCAGTATTATTCAGAGTTGTAACTCAGGTTTACGGACAAGGTATTGTACAATACGGTGGACAAGCAACTACTTCATTCCCTTCAACAGGTAATGGTGGATCTTACAACAACATATGCGATGCTAATGGCGTAATTTATCTTGAAGCTGATCTTCAAGTTCCTTGTGAAGTAACTTCTTCTTCACTTGATGGTTATTCTGGATTCACTACAACAGTGAACACAGACTACAACCAAGCATTCAAGTGTAAGTATAGAGTTTACAAAGAAATGGAATTCGAAGACAGATTGGGTGAGGTTTCTTTCGATCTACAGGCTGTAACAGTATCTGTAACTGAAAGAAAACTAAGAGCTCAATGGTCACCTGAATTGGCTCAAGACGTTGCGGCATTCCACAACATCGATGCTGAAGCTGAATTAACTGCTCTATTATCAGAGCAAGTTGCAGCTGAAATCGATAGAGAGATCCTAAGAGACCTTAGAAAAGGTGCAGCTTGGAACTTAAGATGGAACTATAACGGATGGAAGCAATTGGGTAGCAATGCAGTACCTTATACACAAAAGGACTGGAACCAGACGCTTATCACAGCAATCAACCAAATTTCAGCTCAGATCCACAAATCAACTCTAAGAGGTGGTGCTAACTGGATCGTTGTATCTTCTGAAATCAGTGCAATTTTTGATGATTTGGAATATTTCCACGTATCAAACGCGGCTCCTGAGCAAGATCAATACAACATGGGTATTGAAAGAGTTGGTTCTCTTTCTGGTAGATATCAAGTTTATAGAGATCCTTACTTCCCAGCAAACCAAGTGTTATTGGGTCATAAAGGAACATCATTACTTGACACAGGTTATATCTACGCACCATATGTACCTTTACAACTTACTCCAACAATGTATAACCCATTCAACTTCACACCTATCAAGGGTATCATGACTAGATACGCTAAGAAAATGGTTAACAACCGTTTCTATGGTAGAATCACAGTTGATGGAGTTAGAACATTTGATTTGAGAGAGTTAAGATAATATGGTCTAACCAAAATATTAAAGGGTCCTTCGGGACCCTTTTTTTTTTATTTTTATATTTATAAACATGATAAAACAAAATTTGAATATTGATTCGAATGAAGTTCTAAGGATTTTAAATTTACATAAAATCGCAACAAAAAATCATTATATTCTGAGAGAACAGACAGAGGTTGTAATTGGTATCGACAAAAAAACGGAAGAAAAATATTTTCCAACACAGAAGCTCGGAGACAAATTCGAGTATGGGGTTTATGACTCACCCTCTGTAAAATCAGAGATTCAAAGATTAAAACCTCAAATCGAAGATTTTATTGATAAAACTGATGCTAATAAATTCATTGTGAATGTATCTGCGGGAGAGTCCCAAGTTACAAATCCGAAAGGATTCGAAAAAAAAGGGAGTTTGGCATTAGAAAGAGCCAGAAGCATAAAAAAATATTTTGAAGAAATATTCCCTTATTTTGTAAAAAAAGGCACACTTGTTATTTCTATACCTCCCGATGTTGATCATGTAAAAATAGGGGAAACACCATATAAAAGAGGTGACCAAAACAACCCCGATAAAAAGAGAAAATACAGAGAAGAGCAGTTTGTAAATTTTGATATCACGGGTTCAGGTTCTAAAACTACAGAAGTAGTGAAAACAAAATTTTTGTGTAATACGGAACCGCTAAAAAATGAAGGTGGGTATTTGATGGCTGATTTAGATTTTACTCAAATAGTTCCTTGGAAGTTGAATAGAGGAGAGGGTCTTGTTTATATTACAATTGAAACTATTAATATGCCTGATATCATTTATTTTGAATACAATGGTAAGATTTATGGTGATACATTATTTAGAGGTCTCAATACTGATCCTTATAGGATTTTCTTGGGCACCTCTTTGAGATCGAAATTTGGTAACGCTGATTTACCTGCTCAAATGGGTGATAATAAAATTACAGGTTTGAATTCAAATGATTCGAGAATAATTGATTCATTAGATGAAATGAAGAAATGGGGACTATCTGAAAGTTTCCGAAATACTTTTGGACCCAACTCTTCTTTGTCTAATAGTCAATATATGGATGCTTTCAATAGATTTGACAGGTCGGGTAAAAAGAAAAGATTATTGTCAGACTTAGGTGAATATTTCCCATGGGGTATCCTTACTTCCGAAATGGGGAAAGGAGTTCATAAGATAGGTCCTATTCAAAAAATAGATGGCGTGGATGAAATCAAGATTTATAATGTAGCTCCAGTCGGCACTACTAAGTGGAGTATCTACCTTAATTGTAAAACCCCTGAATAAGATTGGATACAATTTTTTGATATCATCTTCATAGTAATCTAAATATATCTTTTTTTCAAAATCAAAAATTCTTAATTGTGTTACCTTAATCGTGTCCTTTTTGTTGTACCAAGAAACAAAGGTCACGTGCTTTCCGATAATTGAATCAACGTATTTTAGAACTGGAGCATTTTCTTTTTTTATTTGTGCAGCAACATTTATGAAAAATAAAGGGCATACAAATAAAAGTAATATAATTTTTTTCATAAGATTATTTTGTGCAATATTAAATAAATTTGCTCAAAAATAAAAAAAATCTCTAAAAATATAAGAGTATTTCAGTTTCATCATACAGGTATTGTCATAAGAAACAGTTAGATATGGTTTTAAACCTTTTTAAGACACTAATAATAAATTTGTGATATACCCTGA